ACCTCTGCGATTTGGTCTCGCATTGTCATCTCTCTTTGCAGGAGGCTCAGCCAAAAGCGTGGTTTCTCCTTCGTCGCCACCACCTGCTGGTTCTGCTGCGGGTTCTTCGCCGCCTCCTCCGAGGTCTCCAAGGTCACCAAGATCTTCGCCACCTCCACCGAGGTCGCCACCAAGATCACCACCGAGATCACCGCCCAAATCTCCAAGGCCACCTCCGCCTCCAGCATCGGCACCAGCTTCTCCTTCAGGAGCAGCAGCAGCTTCGAGAGCGACAGCAAACTTTTTATCATGAAACATTTCGCGTTGACAACGAATAAACTCATCAGCAGACATCCCAAACATATGCTCTGCAACCCATCGCTTCGAGAAATATCCTTCGGTTGCGTTCGAGGCAACAGCGAACTTTTTATCCCAATGCTCGAGCTCTTGAAGCTCTGCTATTTTTGATGGATTGTTTAGGGCCAACTTGAAGGAAAGCAAATCATCTCCACGGAAGCCGAGGGTAAATAGATGGATAATTCCAATTTTCTCTAATTCTGCGATAACAACTCTCTGAAGTCTTTGAATGGTTCTTGCGAAACGAATGTCTTTTTGAGCAAGAGTTGTCTTATCCTCGGTTGCTCCTTCGCCCATTGATAGATATGATTGCGGAATTTTGAGAGCAGAGAACAATTTGTCTCGGAGATACTTGACATCGTCAATACCGCCGTTGTATGAAGATCCGGGCAGACTTGAAATATCCGAGGCCGTTCCGCCACGAACAGGAATAAAATAATCTTCCTCGATTGAAAGAGGATTATAGCGAAGATCGACACGACCGGTTGTTGGATCAACAACTTGGTGACGCTTCATTTGTGTCATAACCTTCTGCATATATTGCTCAACATCTTCTGGAGCAATGTTTCCAACATCAATTTTAAAAAGTCTTCTTTCTGGAGCTCGAACGATACGATAAGCCATCATAGCGTCCTCGAGCATTGTAAGCTGTCGCCAAATACGACGAGCAGGCTCAAGAACAGAAGTTCCATAAGGAGCGTGCTTATCATTGCCGAGAATGCGGAAGTGAGCAACTTGCCAATTCTCAAAGGTCATCGCTGCCGAGTTCCATTGAAATTGAACATAATTAGGATTTGTCTCGTCTTCTCCTTCCATTCTTTCGACTTCTTGCGAGGGCAATCCAATACAATTTTGAATTCCTGCTTGTTCGTCAATATCTAAATAAAGAAATAAATCTCCGTACTTACACATTGTGCGGCACCAACCGAAAAGATTGTAATCAATATTAAGGACTTTGTGATACAAATTTTGAAGAAGATACGAGATCTCTTCATTTGAGCATTTAATTGTAAGCATTGGCTGAAGAGCAGAGTGAGTTGTCATCTCGTCTGCGTAGATATCCAAAGATGAAGCAATCTCGGGTGTGTACTCCATTTCATCAAAATCAATATAGCGTTCGGCTCTATTTCTGGACTTATAAAGAGAAGAGTTTAGTTGTGAAAGAGGAGCATAGCTTTCCATTTTCTTGAATTGTTTTCCGGAAGCTGATCGAAACTTTCTCGCGTACATATCCAAATGACGACGAGTTAGCTGTCGGCCTGTTTGTGTTCTTCTTGTGGTAATAGGACCGGAGAACAGACGAGTTAGCGATTTAAATAATTCACTTTCTTCGTTGTTTGGGTTTTTGCCTTTTCTTATTTTATTACGTGGAGCCATTTTCTATCCTCTAAAGATCCATACAAAATCTTTTGCATTTTTAATCTCTTCTCGGTATTTCTCTTCAAATGATTGAGAGAAGCCATCTTGGCCTTTAATCGTTGTGTTCATTCTTGTTGAATTCAAATACATGCCATCCATCATGGCTTTTTTGTACGCGACGTCTCTTTTGTCAATCTCTAAGGCTGTATCTCTAACCCAGCATGCAATTGATAAAGACATAACCAAATCGTCATGATAAGATCGCATCGCTTGGGGCCTCCCATTATGCCAGATAAAAGTTTTGAATTCATGAAAAAGTCGAGAAGATCTAACAGTAATTAGTCTGTTTCTCATGTACTCTTCCATTTTTGCCACAATAAGAGGTCTTGTTTTTGAAGAGTTTGTGAAACCCGGAACAGAATTTGACATATATTCGGCTTTATGTTGTTCAACATAATCATGCGAACCTTTAACAGAATAATATAAATTTGGATAATCTTTTCCAATTAGTTTTTCTAAAACTGAGATGCCAATACCATTATTCTCAACAACTAAAAGACAATTACCGTATTCTCGACCTGCGTCAAATAGAATGTCTGCATAATGATCAAGTGTCGGTTTTCCTTGATATTCAGCCGCAACTTCCATTGTATTGATATTAATAACATGAAATACAGAATAGTCTGCGCCATCGCCTCTTGCAACGTCAGCTACGAGCAAATACTTAGAACCTTCTTGGTACTTCTCCCAAATCCAGAAGTTCCTGTCGAATCCAGTGCGATAAACGGGATCTTTTATGCACGAATGGACCCACTCCATATCTTCTGCCTGTAAGACGTTCTCACCAGAAGAATTGAAATTACACTCTAATTCTTGGGCAATCTGTCGACGAGACATGTTCTTGGTCTCGTTTCTAAACCAAGCTTGGTCTCTTTCTGGGTGGACATGCCACGGAAGGTTGATTGATTTAAAATCATTTTGTCCATCGACAGCATCAACATAAGTTTTGTGAAACCAATTCCCAACACCATTAGGTGTGCTCAAGGCAATACAGCGACCACCAGTTGACAGTGTAGGATAAAGAGCGGTCCACAATTCCTCGAGCCCATCGACGAAAGCAGCCTCGTCGATAACAAGAAGCGAGAGTGCCTCCGAACGACCCGCATCACCGGAGGTAGACGATGCTTTTACTTGCGAGCCGTTGGAAAGTTCGAAAGATGTTCTGTTGTCGATTGAGATGTCTGTAATGCGAATCCAATCCGGAAGGTTCTTCATGATGTTCTTGACCTTCTTAACAAGATTGGCTGCTGTGTTAAATTTTGTGGCAAGAACCATTACGTTCTTGTCTCGATGAAAATTAATAAGCCAGACAATATAGGCGGCAGTGATCGTTGAAATCCCTAACTGTCTGGCCTTTAAAATTACAGAAAAACGAAAATCATTGAAATCTCGGAGAAGATCATCCTGATAAGGAAATGTATCAAACTTGATAAGGCCTCGAAGAGGATGAGAAATACGGCAATAGTTATTAATAAAGTAAACCGGGTCTTTGCCCGATTTTACAATTTCTTTTACAATATCTTGCTTTGATAACTCAAATGCCATTATTTCCTTTTAGTTCTTCTCTTTCTAGATTCTTCTAGTTCAGGATTTGTTTGGAATTCTGGTTCTTTATTTGTGGCTCTTGCTGCTCTCATTTTTTCGTTTGGCATATCAAGCCCATAGCGAACAGCATTATAGGTAACATCATCATAGTAGATAGTCCCCTCATTGTGACTGCCATAATCGGAGCCTCTTCCAAATCTATAAAGCATATCAAAAACTGGCTCATACATTCCATCATAATCAACGTTCTTGCCTTTTCTTTTTGCTATATCATATAAGTGATCTCTATAATCATTTGCAAGTTCTTGCACAGAAAACTGCGCGTCGCCTTCTGATCCTAAGTCTTTATTTCTTGTTAGCCAAGAAATAAATTGTTTTTCATCATTGCTACCAAGACCGACGTTTTCTCCACTGTAGGCATACCAAATATTTTCCTCTGTTTCTTCTTTGGACATGGTAGGTTTCCAGCCTTTTTTAGAACCACCTTCAAGAACATTTTCAAGTTCTTCTTTGATAATTTGACGTAATTTAGCAGTTGTTAATTTCATTTTTGATTGGCTCCCTTTTTGCGAGTGTCGTTTTGAGGACGTTTGGTTGAAGCTTGTTCCAAGAATTTCTTTGTGATGTCTCGGACACTTGGCTCGGAAGGCTGTCTTTCGCCTAAAGCATCAACGCCGCCGATTTTAAATACTTGAGTTGCTTGAACCCAAGAATGAACGCGAGATACAGATTGAACCAAAACCTTTGGCTCATCAGCTTTTGTAAGAGTTACAGAATTGCCAGTAATAGCTTTATATTCTTTTTGAAGAAACTTCTTAACTTCGTTAATTCTTCTTTCAATCTCAGACTCAAAGCCGCCTTTATGAACTTCTTTAAGCTTGATCTCGGATTGATATGTGATGATCATTGCTGGGCCTTGAAAGCGAACTTTGAAGCCATCAATGACTCGACGATCAAGAATGGGATCGCCTTCTTCTCTTTGAAGGCCAACTTTACGAGCGGTACCATCGTGAGAATATCTTTCGTCGTGTGCTCCATCATAACCGTGAGCGGCTGCTTGAGCGAGGCCTTGAATAATTTCTAATGTTGTAGCCATTTATTTTCCCTCTTCTTTACCTTTTTTCATTTTACCGATTTCTTCGGCAACTTTGGTCATAGCCATCATTAAACCGGTAGCAGAGCCAGCAATTTGAATAAGATTCATAATACCGTCTTTAAGCATCTCGACTTGCTCTGGTGTAAGATCAGCAAGATGCTCGAAAGCTTCTTGAGTAACTTCTTCTTTCTTGGCTTCTTCCAGTTCTTCTTTAATGATTTGCTTAAGTCTTGTTGTTGTTAGTTTCATTGTTGGGTCTCCAGCCAGATTTCCATCTTTCTTCTCGACCCTCGACCCATTGAACATAACATTTAAAACAACAATCAAACTTTGTAAAATAAAGGTCGTCTTGTGCTTTGGTTGTGTATACAGAACAGACAGGACAGGAGCGATTAGAATCACTATTAAGTAGTTTTCTTGGTATGAAAACACCATTTACTTCTTTCTTGTCGAAATCCTCTTCTTGTTTCTGTTCTCGATAGAACTCTTTCAATTGTTGAAAATATTCTTTTTCTTTGTCCTCGGTCCAAGTCTTCTTTGGATTTTGGATTGCTTCTTCGCCGTACTTTGCTGCGATTGCTTGTTCTATTTTTACAGCATAATTTGGATCTTTATTTTTCATAATCCCACCTTTCTGCGTCTCCAAGTCTTACATTTACTTCGTGCGTAATTCTATCTGGATTGTCAGAGTCTTTGTAAACCTTCATCCAATATGGAATCTCAAGCTCTTCAGGGCACAGACTAGAATCCAAAAATCTCATTTTATTATTTGGTCCACAACATAGCACGCCTGTCTTATCGTCAAAGAAGAAAGTCTTTGTTTTGTGCTCGTGCCAACATTCGGATTGTCCAAAGTCTGTATGTTCTCGAGGTCTTTGCGGATCACAAGTCCAAAGATAATTGCCTTCCCATTTGTGGCCTTTTCTATTAAACATTTCGACATCCATTCCACGAATGCCTTGTATTTGTGTGAGCTGCCAATAATCAGAGATACAATCCCACCACGCAACGTCTTCCATTTTAATTGGATGATCTGGTGTTATTGCTTTGTTGAATATAGCACATTGATCGACTTTGTCATAAAAGGCTCCCATTGACGGAAGATAAACTAAAAATAAAGGAGCTCGTCCTCGAATAAAGCGAATAGCATAAAGAACACCAAAAATTGTTTCGTCTTTGTCCCATTTTGGATTACCGGCCAAGAAAGACTTCTTTACATAGCATTCTGTATAAGGTGTAGATACAATCATTTTACCGTATTAAAGATTCCAACAGATGTTGCGGTTCCAATAACAAATCCTGTGGTTACCCACAAGAATGTTCTGTTGGGCTTATCATAAGCCCGAAGATAATCTAATTCTTCTTGTTGGGCCTCAACACGAGCCTCGGATCTTTCAAGTTTGCCTTCGAGAGTTATCTTCATGATTTCGAAGTCATAGTTCCATTTGGCCTTTGCTACGTCTAATTCATAATCAACTTCGATTTGACAAGCTTCTTCAATTGACTCTTGGTTTACAACAAGAGTTGCTAGCGCTTCATCGTTCAATAATCTTCCGTTGAAAGGTGCGGGCTCTCCGACTTTCAGATTTGTAAATTGTGCCTCGCCTAATGCAAGCGAGGTCAATAGCATTAATATCATACTTCCTCTATTCCGAGACCTTTTAGAATTTTATCTAGTTTCTCGGGATCATTCTTTGATTCCTTAATTAATTTTTTTGTGTCCTCGACCTTTTGCTTCTCTAGCGCGGTCGTTGATTTGGCTTTCTTTTCTTCTGCCGTTTTAATAGCGAGATCATAGGCCTTATGAGCTTTTTCCCGTTTATCGATCTCTTTCTGATATGAGTTTTCAATTTGTTCTCTTTCTTTACGCCATTGGGCTTTGGCCATAGCGTGATCTAATTTTAGTTTCTTTTGTATGTTTTTTCCGTAGAAATAACAAATAGCCATAGCACCGAGAACAACAACGGCCCTCCAATGATTTCTCAGGAAGGACGCCGAAAGTTCCCAGTACTTTTTGGCTTTAAGCAAATACATTGCTTTATCCGTGTCTCCACATTTTAGCAGCATCGATAACAGATTGTCCACCAATATAGACAATAGCGATCATTCCCCAAGTATCAGGGTCAAGACCGTATTGGGCAAGAAGAACGGTTGCGGTTGCGAAAACAAGAAGCTTTCTTGAGATTACCTTTCCAAGCAAGCGATCAAGAATTGAGCCTTTGCCCTCGGCAAGTTCTTTTACTTTTTCTTTTGCTTTCTCGGCCAACATATGCTCGGGGTGAATGCAGCAATCATGATCTTCATGATCGCAACACTCGCCATCCAAACGGTCTTTAATACCGTCGACAACGTCTCCGGCTTTATCTTGGATCTTTTCGCCAAGTTCTTTAATTTGTTCTTTATCCATTATAAATTTACCTTTGCATAACCATTATGCTTTTGGATATCGATTGTTACATCAGCGCAATCTTTAAGAGAATCTAAATGAGAAATAAGCAAGACAGTTTTGAATTGAGATTTAATCATTTCAAGCATCTTAACAAATCCATCCATATGCTCTTGGTCCAAAGCAGTTGCAGGTTCGTCTAATATAAATAGTTCGCTTTTGGGTAAATTCGTTATTGAAATTAAAGCAAGGCGGATAGCCATTGCGGATAAAGTCTTCTCGGCACCCGAGCCCATTGATAAAGGTCGAGCATCGTATTTTGGATGCTTAAGCATAATATCAAGAGCCTTTCCGTTGTCGATAAAGAATACCTCGAAGTCAACAATGGATGTTAGAACTTTGGCTATTTCCTCGTTAATTATGGGAAGCATTTGACGAATAACATTATAAGCAATGCCATTGGGATGCATGCATTGAAGAAACAAATCGTGAGCAATAAATTCTCTTTCTTTGTCCTCGAGCTGTTGCTTTTGATCTTGGAAGCCAACAATCGCTTGTTGAGTTGAGCCTTTCTCAATATAAAACTCTTGAAGCTGCTTTTCGCATTTCTTTTGTTCTTTCTGAAGATTGGCTTGCAATTCAGCGTAATTATCTCGTTTTGAGATATACAACTCTTTGTTCTCGATTGCTTCTTTATTCTCTTCATAAACGGCTTGGGTTGCAAGAAGAGTCTCAAGCATTGCGTCGTTTAATTGGATTTGCTTTTTGTTATTCTCCAATTGAAAAGAGTCTCGTTCAATTTCTGTTTGAATATTGTCTCGTCTTGCGACAATTGTTTCATAAGATTTTATTTTTGTTTCAATGTCCTCGATTGATAGCTCGGACAGTTGCGCTTCAATGTTATCAACCGTTAAGCGAAGGTTTGTCATTCGCTCATTGAGAGACTCAATGCCGTCACGAGATATCACAGCATCTGCGATGAATTTGCATTTTGGAAACTGATCTCCGCACGGAATTCCGTCAAGCAACTTGATTTTCTTCTTCTCATTTGAAATTGTGGTCGATAGTCCACGAACATCAGCAGAATTTGAAGATTTGAGCAACGAGAGCCGATTATGCTCTTGTTTTTGTTCTAACAGAACATTTAGGTCAAATGACTCAATGAACTCAACTACT